AGCGGCTTGAAATTGCGTAGTAGCCTGAGCGCCCATGTTTGTGGCGCTAATCGTCGTACCGGTAACAGTAGTGATGTTGGCACTTGAATAACCAAGCGTAGTTCCGGTCAGCGTCGTAATACTAGCCGACGTTGCATTCAGCGTAGTGACCGTCAGGCTCGTTGGAATTGCCGTCACATAGGTCGTGGCTGCAACAACATCCGTGCCGTTTGACACTAGAATAAGTTTTTCACCCACTCCAACAGAAACGCCGGTTTGACCGGCTACCTTCACCGTTACCGCGCCCGAGGCGTTGTTATAGACGAAGTAGAGTTTCTTATTGGTAGGAACAATCAGGTTGGTACTAGCCCCACCGGTTCCCGTCAGTTCAATAAACATGTTACGGGCGACACCGGTCGCACCGTTCGGGATGGTGATAGTCGTATCAGTGCCAGTAGATACGGCCTGAGTGACGTAACCTGAGATGGCCTGCTCAATGAGCGTGCCGAGGTTCGTGTTTGTGGTGTTACCCCACGTACCGGCCTGATCGCCTGTGCCGATAAGCTCAAGGGCCAAATTAGTTGAATATGTACTAGCCATCTTTAATTACCTCACGCGGCGATTTGTGTCCAGTTCGCATTCTGGTTAGTGTTAATTAATCCCCATACATTTACTGCGGGTGACTGCGAACCGACAGAACCTGTCGCAGAAACTCCCGTAACCGGGTACGTAACTTCAACTGCTACTGTACCAATTTGACCTGTCCCAGACACCCCTGTAACAAGGTATATAGAGTTTTGAACCGCATCGCCAAGTTCAGCAGTACCTGCAACACCTGTAACAGCCAAAATCTGATCTGTTACGAACGATAGCGTCCCGGTCTCTCCAGTTGCCTCAAGTCCGGTTACAGCCAGAACCTGATCAGTAAAGACGGCTACATCGCCTAGTTGTCCTGTCGCCGCAAGCCCTGTTACAACTTGAGTGTGCCCGGAAATAACAAAGACAGTACCAAGCGCACTAGTTCCGACAAGTCCCGTAACCGACAAAATCTGGTCAGTGACAAACGATACCGTACCAATCTGCCCAGACGCAGAAACGCCCGTAACCGGCACAATAAGTTCAAGGAAGATCGTTACATCGCCAGTCTCACCTGTTCCTACAACACCATCTTCAATAACAATGGCATCAGCAACGACAACTTCATCACTCAGGATTGCTTGAGCTTCAATGCCGTTTGCAAGTACAACAGTCTCAGCTATGACAACAACTGAACCAAGTTCAGCGTTAGCCTCAACTCCAGTAACTTCAAAAGCTACATTTATGTCAAACGAAACTGTTCCTACCTCACCTGTTCCAGTGAAGCGGTAATAGGTTTCGCCCCAGCCTTCTTCGCCCCAGCCACTTGTTGATGAACCAAAGCCGCCAAGGACAATGGTTACATCAGTGACTGATCCCCAGCCTAGCTCACCCCAGCCACGTAAACCCCAACCAACCGGGTCTGGCACGGGATTTACCTACTTAGGCGATGCGAAGAATTGCAGTCGAAGCAGCGGCGGCAGGGAACTGGATGGTGAAGTTACCAGCCGTGGAGGTCTTGTCACCGCCAAAAGCCAGAACCGCAACAGCCTTGTTACCTTGCGTGGCGTTGTAAATCAACGCACCGTTCGCCGTGATCGTCGCGCTCGGGAAGGTCAAATCATCAAAGTCGATGAAAGACGTTGTGCCCGATGAAGTCGGAGCCTGCGAGATCGTCAGCGTCAAGCCGCCAGCCGGATAGTTCGTGCCAGACGAGGAAACCTCATCCGTCGTGCTATACGCCGTTGTAGCAGCACCCAACGTGGCCGAAGAAGTGAACAACGCGAGTTTGAACACATCCGCAGCAGCCGAAGCGCGAACGACACCTGAACCAAAATTGTGTACGCCCTCAAGGATTTGAACCTTGAAGCTCGTCGCCATTGCCTGAGTAATAGCCATTATAGGTCTCCAATTAAATGTGCAATTTCCGAATAACCCTGTTTATCTAACTTCTTGCATATTTCCTTACGCTCAGCCTGTTGTGCTTCACTAAGGTATTTAACAAGCCAATAATGCAGGGCTTCTTTCGTATCAACGCTGAGAATACGGTTGGCCGCACGCTCTGCGATCTCATCTACAGTATGCCCGCGATGATCCGTGGTCTGTACAAAGACATCACCAATTTCTGTATTTCCGCTAAACATCAAGTCACCGGAATCCTAACTTGCCCAGAACGATACGCATCCTGACGATCCAAACCATCGCCAAGACGTTTGAGAAGTCCTAACGACTCCTGATATTTATTTTCGTAATACTGCATCAAATCCGGATCACCTTTGAGATACGTGTAGCCCTCACGGATACAGCCGTAAAGAAGTACCGTCTCAAAGTTATCGCTTAACCACGTATTACCTACGTTCACAATAGACGCCGGGTAATAGTAGTAATGCAGTTCAGCCGTATATGCCTGATCGGGAGTCGGTCCAAGGATCATGGTGTTGTCGTCCCAGATCGCGTAGTACTTGGGTTTCCCGTAACTATTGGGCGGCGGATACGCAGCGCGGATGTAGTTCACATCCTTGTTCAGCAAGTACTCGTACTCACCCGTGATCGGATCAATCACGGCCAGCGAAAACGTCGAGAGCCAGTCAGAAGGCAACTGAAAGTACGGGAAAGTATTCGTCATCGTTCCCGTGACGTTCTTACGGATGGCCGGGATTTGAACGGAGTTGTAAATCCGCTCTTCAGCTAACTGCACAAAAGTCGGGATATTAGCCACGAAGCTCTGCTCCGTAGACTCACAGTAATCCTGAATCAGTGTAGAAAGCTGCGTGTAATTCACGGAGACCAGCCCGACCGATACTTAGCGTTGTTCTCAAGGTTGATCTGCGACACGAACTTCTTACCCTTCGTCGCAGCACCAGCACCCTTCATATCCATGTGGGTGACGCCCTTGTTTACGTCCTTCTCCGGGTAGCCATTACGCCCCGTCGAGTCGGTGTTCGGTCTGATCTTGCCGGGATTTAATTCTTTCATGGCACTTACCTCGGGCCAGAGGACTTACGGACGGGGCTGCGCTGATTCATGACCTTAGCCATGCCGCGACCGTACTTCTTCATGTCGCTGTTGGTCTTGCCACCAGCACGCATACCGTGAGCTTTACTCGCCGGAAGCGAAGCGTGTTTCTTCAACGCTTTCATTGCATCACCGTTCTTCATCTCAGTCTCCTAGGTCGTAACGACCGTCACCGTTCCTACTTCACCGAACGGCGCTAAATCATTAGGCGTCAGTCCGGCATCATCCGCTCTGGCCCCGCCCACGGGTGCCCAGCCCCATTGTATCTGACGGCTACCATTGGCACCGTCATTACCGACCGCAAAGTAACTCGTGTCCGGTCTCGGGTTCCGTAGAGCCTGCGGGTCATCCACAGGATACAGACCAAGAGACAACTGGGGTTGGTCAGGCTCCCAGCACTCCGGACAGACCAAGATATTCACGTTCTTGGTCTTGATCACAATCGACTTCAACTGGCGCAGTTTGTACTGAAACCCGCACCGGTCGCACATCGCAATCGCGTGTTTGCCACTTGCAAACCTGTTTGGCATTAGTAACCACCCAAGAAGCTCTCACGTGGGACAAACCGAACCGCCGCCTTTTCCCGGTCCTCGCCTGCCGCCAAATCCCAAGCTTCGTTGTATTCAGCCTTCAGCAGTGCCGTGCGTTCCGCCGCACCGGGAATCTTCATCGACAGCATGTAGGCCAGCCCCGCTACCATGCAGGGCAAAAACCGAAACGGAATATCCTGTCCGTTCACGCCCGTACCGGGGTCAAACATCCGACGAAGACGGGTGTAATACAGAATCCAAGTTGTGCTGTTGTCGGGCTTCGGCCACACCGTAAACTGCGGGTAGACAATGACGTTATCCGCACCCGTGGCTCCCGTACGTCGATTGATCCAAATCTGAATCGGGCGACCCGTCGCATTCTTGTTCGGGATGGAGACGTAGGTGCTGGACGAAATACGGCTGATGTTGATGTCTTGCTGATTCAATCCAGACCCCGTGCGAATCACATGGTCAAGCAAGTCAACCGTATCCACGGGCAGATCGTACGTCCCTTGGTTGTAGGTCAGCGTCTTGGTGCCCTCCTCTAGCGTCCAGAGGTTAATGCCTCGGTTTGACCAGTCCATCAGGAGCAAAGCAAGACTACGCTTCGACGTACGGAAGTCATAACCCGTACGCAGTTCAGCACCGCAACGCTCAAACGCCTCTTCGATGATCGTATTGAGGTCGAGGTTGAAGTCTGTCGTAGCTGTAGTCTTGTCTACCATTACTTCCTCGCTGTCACTACGTCGTCACCCTTGGTGACGGTGACATGATCGCCCTCAACGTCCACTCGCATCGGCATTTCTTTCCGATCCAGTTTATCGAGTTTGGCGATAAGTTCGTTGATGACCTTAAATTCTGGTTTCTCTTCCTTCTCGACCGTGCCTGCAATCCCGTTCAGCATTGAGATCAAGGCGGTTAGAGACGCACCAAGCAAACCCATGACGGCGGCAATCTTGTCGTTATCCAAGAAAAGACTAGAAACAACACCGATCACGACGATGGCCGTGATGTACTTTAGACCGTCTTTGCCAATCGCTTTACCAGCAACAGTCTTCGCAGACGCCTTGGCCTCAAGCCGATTTAACTCGGCCTGAACCTGCGCCTTAAACATTTCGATGTCGTTTGGTTCGATCACTTCTTACTTGCCCCTTTGACGATACGCACGGGTTTTTTGCGAGATGCCTTTGGGCTGCGCGACGAACTGCTTGCCTTGGGCTTTTCCTTTTCGCTTGGCGGCAGTGGTTCGGGCGTACTCAGCAGGGCTGAGAGCTTTAATCGCAGCCTCTGGTAGATACCTTTCACCTGTGTCAGAAGATCGTTTACCACTCTTTGTCCTCCACTTCTGGGCAGTCCATGCCTTTAATGACTGCTGCGGAGCCTTCATGACTTGTACCCGCCGCCTTTCTCTTTGTACCGCTTAGCCAGCAACTGTGCCTTACGAGCCGACCATTGGCCTGCCGCCGTGCCCTGCACAGCACTATTCTTGATGCTGTTGAACAATGCTTTACGCATACCGGGCTTGGAGTAGTTACCAGCTTCGTTGACCTTGCTCTTGACCTTACCGCCCTTGGCGTGACGGATGGGGCGATCAGTACCCTCAACAATCTCGTTGTCCCCCCGCCGTTTGGCACGGGGGATCTTCTTCGGACTAATCGCGCCCATGCCTCGGGAAGCCATCATACGACCTTGCCTCGGGTCTTACCGCGCTGAGCAACGCCATCACCACGGCAACAAGAGTCCATCTTTCCGCCAGTACGTGCTGTACGTACGTTACGGGTAAAGTGCTTGATGGACTTTTCTCGGTTTTTTTCGTTGATTTCAGCGCGTTTCTTCTTAGCCTCGTAATACTTCTTAACGAGATCCTTACTCTCTGCATCACGACGTTTCTGCTCGTTCTGCTTTTTACGCTCTTCAACTTGAGCCATCTCGTCAGCAAACTCTTCTTGAGCAGCGCCGGGACCGATGATGATCTCCTCGATCTCACCGCCCTCTGCATACTTCTTCGCACGAGGCTTCGGAGGCTTAGGCATA